CTAGCCATTGTCGCGGGCCTCCCACCAAGCCCGCTCAAGGTCGCGGCGCTCACAGCGCCACATGGATTCATTAAATGAGATCGAGAGCACGGCGCACCATGCAGCGATGACCAGCATGAGGAAACAGCTAAGGCCGTCGCTTACGATCAGGACAAAGGGCGCAGCCGCCAAGGCCATGACGCCAAGGCAGCCAAAAAACATGCAGAAAAATCCGTGAATGTATTTCATTGCGCTACACTCCGCTTCCAGCCAGTGACAAGACGGCACTGCGGCGCAAACACTGGTTCGAGCCTCGTCACGTCTTTACGCTGCCCGTTGCGCCCATCGGTGCGCAGCATCCAGCAGCGGGCCAACAACCCAACACTGCGCTGTGCTCCTGCTGCGTGGCCGTCGTGTATGCGGTTGACTTGATTGGCTGCGTGGCGCTTGGCTTCTGCTGCGGTCTTGTGCAGCGGCAGGATTATGTCCGTGATCGGACCGGTGGTGTTGCCTTCAGAATATTCCAAAATGATGTGATACATCGTTGTCGCTCCTATTTGCCGCCCGCACTGTGCGGGTGGTTCGATGCGCAGCATCGGTCAGAATTGCTGATGTTGTCAAGTTTATTTTGGCGACCTACAATCCAACAAGGCAAACAAAAGGAATTTACGACATGGGCCAGATCAGGAAACGCGAGATTTCAGACCGGCAGCGCGACTTTGTGCAGTACCTAGTCAGAGAGAATAAGAACGCCACGGAATCAGCACGTCTAGCTGGTTACGCCCATCCAAAGCAATCGGCATACGATTTAACCCGCAACCCAGCCATAATTGCGTTGATGCGGCAGGCCAGACAAACGCTTTATCAGGCCGATTTGGCTAATGTTGCGGGCGACACGCTGCGCAGCGTCATGCTCGATCTGGACGCGCCAGCGTCAGCAAGGGTTAGCGCAGCCCGCACCGCGCTCGAACTGGCCGGCGATCTGGGCAAGAACGCGGAGGCCGGCAGCGAGTCCAAATCAATGGCAGAGATGACGCCCGATGAATTAGCCAGGCTGATTGACAGCTGGGAACAGCAGCGCAGCGCCATTGCCACGGACATTACACCGCAAAACGACAAAGAATTATAACGAATCCAACGCATTAGATAGTGTGACACGCACCACCGACCCACCGGCAGCCGACCCGACCCGCCCCCCGGCCCGGCCCGCGCCGCGCTCTATTATGTATTATGGCTGTTCATACAAATTTGGCGAAAATTTCAATCTTTGGGGTTTTGTTGAAGGGTGTCGATATGTGCGTTATACTTGTCCAACAGTTCATACATTCGTGCAGTGAGGACGCTCAATGGCACAGCCAACTAAATACACGAGGCAATTCAATTTTAACGACTTTCAGACCACTAGCCCGGCTGACCCTTTGCCCGCCGTGCAGGTTGATAATGAACTCAATGCTGCCAAAACAAATCTTGATGGCTTAAACTCGAACATTGCTAAAATACAACGGGACGACGGCTTACTCGCCAATCAGTCTGTTCACAAAAACTCTCTTGATACTGATGTACTCGCGCTTATCGGTCTGTCTGGTTACACAGTATCGGGCAACTGGTCTGCTTCAAATGCTTACACCGCTGGAACGCTTGTTAACTTCAACGACGCTACCTACCTCGCTACTGTCGCGCACACCTCTGGAACTGTTTTCGCTACCGACAAAGACGCTGGAAAGTGGATACTGCTTGCAAACGCTGCAATCGATACCTCTGCATCTGCTGTAGACAAGTTTGAAGGCACTGGATCACAGACTGTCTTCACGCTGTCATTTACCTACACCTCGAACACTGACGTATTGGTGTTTGTAAACGGAGCCTTGAGGAATCCTGGCGACGATTACACCATCAGCGGCAACCAGATCACGTTCTCTACTGCGCCAAGCGCACCGTCTGTATCGGGCAATGAGAACGTGATTATTTGGGGGCCGGCTGTTACGACTATTGCTGCCAAGAACGCTGCTGAAACAGCTGCCGGAAATGCGTCTGGCTTTGCGACGGCTGCATCGAACAGCGCTACAACGGCTTCTCAGCAAGCCACGTTATCGACACAGAATGCCGCGCAGACCGCAGCTGACGTTGTTTCGACCAATGCTGACGCCGCAACAACTACCGCTGATCGAGCGCAAGTAAACACTGACAAAGGTATTGTCGCCGCAGACAAAGCCATTGTAGCGGCTGACAAGGGTATTGTTGCCACGGACAAGGGTATTGTGGCGACTGATAAGGGCATTGTGGCCGCAGATAAGGCCATCGTTGCGGCTGACAAGGCTACAGTATCGACGGACAAAGGTATTGTGGCTGCCGATAAGGCGACTGTCGCGGCTGACAAAGCCCTAGTGGCTGCTGACAAAACAGCCGCTGACAATGCTAGAATAGCTGCGCAGACTGCACAGGCGGCTGCTGAAGCGGCTTTGGACACATTCGATGATCGGTTTCTTGGAGCAAAGAATTCGGATCCCGCTACCGACAATGACGGGAACCCGCTCATAGATGGCGCGTTATATTTTGACTCCGTAAACAACATCATCAAGGTGTACGACCAGACGAACAGCCAATGGCGCGAATTGGCGTTGTCTGGCACGAACCAGACAAATGTAAATCTAGTTGCGGGTCAGATTAGCCCGACGAATAACATTAGCACTGTTGCCGGCGCGGCTACTAACATTGCGGCGGTTGCGGCTGACTTGTCAGGGTCTAACAATGTTGGTGCTGTTGGCGGAGATATTACGAATGTAAACAATGTTGCTGGCGCTTTGACTGCTATTAACAATGTGGCCGGCAGTCTTGCGTCTGTTAACAACTTTGGCGACACATATTTTGTAGGCGCTTCAGCGCCGTCCAGTCCGACGCTTGGCGATTTGTGGTTTGACACTAGTTCAAACACCATGAAGGTGTACGGGTCTGGCGGGTTTCAGAACGCTGGATCATCGGTAAATGGTACGTCAAACCGCGTTGTTTACACGGTTGGAACAAATTCTGGCAGCTACGCTGGATCTACAACGGTTTTCCCTGCTGTTTATGACGCCGGGTTTATTGATGTTTACTTGAACGGCATCAAGCTAGATCCAGCGGCGTTTACGGCCACAAACGGTACGTCAGTTACGTTAGCGTCTGCTGCTGCTTCTGGCGACATCGTTGACATAGTATCATTTGGTACATTCCAGCTAACAAGCTTTAGCATTGGCAACGCAAACGACGTTAATTTGACTGGCCAACTAGACGGCCATGTTCTTGTTTATGATAGCGGCGTTTCTGATTATGTGCCTTCTGACCAGGGCCAAGCGGTTAATCTTGGCGGCGACGGCAGCAATGACGGTGTTAGCGTTAGTGACGGTTTTATTCAGATGCGTGCTGGTGGCGGCAGCCCTGCGCGTATTGATATGTATTGCGAGGTCAGCAACGCGCACAAGGTATCAATCAAAGCGCCGCCTCACGCAAATTATTCTGGCGATGTTACGTTCCAGCTGCCGCCGAACAACGGCACCAACGGTCAGTTCTTGCAGACTGACGGCAATGGCGAGTTATCTTATGCGACGGTAACAAGCGACTTGGTAGGTGATACGACCCCGCAGCTTGGTGGCGTACTGGACACGAATGGCAACAATATTGAGTTTCCAGACAGCAGTGGTGCAGAGGTAAACCGACTGAAGTTTGGTGCTGGTGATGACCTTCAGATTTACCACGATGGCTCAAACTCACGCATCCAAGACACTGGTGATGGGTCACTTCTTATTGGCGCAAGTTTCGTCGCTATTTCTAAAGCCGACGGTAGTGAGGATGCAGCCAAGTTCTTCAATGACGGCGCAGTTGAACTTTACTATGACAACGCTAAGAAGTTCGAAACGACCAGCCAAGGCGTTTTCGTAAACGGTGACAACAAAGGGAACACTTTGACCGTCGAAAACGGTACGAACGATTGGCAGTTCAGTGTCAGCGGCAACAACCTCATTATTTCATACGGCGGCACAGCTAAAGCAAAACTGACTAGCAACGGGGATTTAACCGTTGTTGGTAACGTAACGGCGTTTGGGACAATTTAATGGCAATCGCAGCTTCAGGCGCAGTAAGTCTTGCCGACTTCCGAAGCGAATTTGTAGGCGGGTCAGCTGCAATCGCATTGGGCGACTTGTATCGAGGCGGCAGTAACATTCGTTCAAAGGCCGGCAACAACACAGCTATCAATCTGGCAGCTAATGTGCCTACCAGTGGTGCGCTTAAATTTGACGATTTCTACTCGCAAGCTAAAGGCTTCCGCAAGACATATACGAGCGGCGCAACCAACCAGAACGCATCAAGCATTTTTGGTAGTGATTACGGCGTCGATTACCCAAAGGAAATCGTCATTAACAGCGGCGTCGAACTAGGAGCGACAAGCACTAGCGAAGAGGCTCTTCAGATCAACAGCGGTCTGTCCGGCACGATGACCATTACTAACAACGGCACTCTTTCAGGTGCTGGCGGTTCTGCCAATGGTGGCGCAGGAGGAGACGCTTTCGAGGCTAATGCGGCTTGCACTCTCATCAACAACGGAACTATCCGTGGTGGGGGTGGTGGGGGCGGGGCCGGTGGCACGGGTGGCCAAGGGCAAACCAGCTATACTTACTATGGCAATTCCCAGACACGAAATCCCAACAGTTCCCCAAGTTCCTACTTCTATTGGGACCAACACCAAAACTGGCAAGTACGGTGGAGTGGCTTCATCACAGGTGGCGCACCACCAGCGATGACATCTCCAAGTCCGGTGGTTTACGGGGGCTACAGATACACACACGGTACGCAGAGAATATCGGGTTTCTACGCGCACCTTTACATCTACTACTATATGTACGACATCACTCGTGAACAGCAGCTGACAGGCTACATCAATTACAACGGTGGCACCGGTGGCGCTGGCGGGGTCGGCCAAGGATACAACCAGTCTGCTGGCTCTGGCAGTGGTGGCTCCGGGGGCGGCACGAACGCTGGAAATGGCGGCTCCGGTGGCGGGGGCGGCTCCTTCGGAAATAGCGGTTCGTCTGGAAATTCTGGCGGTAACGGAAACCTTAGCAACGGTTCTGGCGGATCTAGTGGCGGCGCAGCCGGTAAGTACATTATTGGTCAGAGCAATGTCACATTCACCAACAATGGTACAGTCCAAGGAGGAATTTCCTAATGGAATACACGATACCTGAGATCAACAATGGCGTAGCCAAGATCGTTTTCTCTGACCAGTCTTGGACATTCGTCCAGCTTGCTTCTGACATGACGGAAGCAGACCTTGATGACATTGTGTTTCGGATTACTCCCCCGCATCTCAAGACTGGCGAAGCGCCTAGCTTTCTAAAAGCAGGCACAACCCGCACGGCTGCTGAAATGCCAATAGAGGAAGCCGCTGATCCTCGCCCAAAGTGGTTGCAGGACAGACAAGCTGCTTATGGCACTACCGAAACCCAGATTGAATATATCACTGAGAATGGTTTAGAGGCTTGGCAGACGAAAGTTGCCCAGATTAAAGCCGACAATCCGAAGGAGTAGGGGATGTCACGGACGCGAAACTTATCAGATTTGTTGGATAGCAATGGCGACGTTAAGTCGGGTGCGCTTGACAATGTTCCTGCTTC